AAGCTCCTTGAAATTGTTGTACAGGTAAAAATACTGCTGACTTCCAATGCTGTGAATTTATTTCAAACAGCCTGCCTCTTACCTGCGTACTTAAATATCTTTTTACAGAGTTTCTTACCTCTGGAAATCTACTGAAGTTTTTTATGAACTGCCAGTTAGATCTCATAACTGCTTTGTCGTCTAATGTAGTTCCTTCTTTGGAATCTGCAACAGGCTCCATAAGTCTTTCTACTAATTCTGCTCTTACTAAAGGACTTAGATAATGTAAGTTGATACCACTAAAGCCTGTTGGTAAGGGTTCACTTATAACGACTAACGGCAATTCGTCCCAATAAGGCAAGTCTGCTTTTGTTAAAGGATCGTAATTAAATAGGTACATTTTTCCTACTGTTAATTGTGTTGCAAACTTTCCTATATCAGAGCCTGTAACTTCCTGAAAGGAGTTTATGCCTGTAGCATAATCTCTTACAGTTCTTTGATACCAACGAGCAGATTTCTCTACACCGCCTGTTCTAGAATATATATCGTTAAAAGGTTTTTGGTCCATACATGTATTTATACTAGATACCGAGTTCTTTCTCAGTAACTATTCTAAATTTCATGCCTTGTTTCTTACAAAATGCTCGAGCTGTATTCCATTTAGCTTCGTTAACAGCATAATTTGCTATCTCTTGTAAGTATCTCTTTGTTTTTCTTTTGCCTGCGGGAGGCGCTTTTGTAAATCTTTGAGGTTTTACTTCTATTAAATAACGCTCTTTGCCCTTTTCGCTTTTAACTTCCATATAAAAATCTACAAAATATCTATGCACTTTATTATCTATAGGACTACGATAAGGAATAGCAACCTCTTCAGAATTCCAACCTATTATAGAGTCATTTAAATCACACCAGTTCATAAACTTTAATTCATAACTTGATCTATAGACAATAGAAGTATGATCTCCTAAGTATTTAGAAGTATTTCTAGGAATAAACTTTCCTTTATAAATTTCTTTGGCATAAACCATATAAATAAGACTACAATGTTAAATAACTATTTATATCGAGGATTATAAATGTCAACAGAAGACAAAAACTGGGCGCCAGATGAATATCATCAGTCCAATCAAGGTTACTTGGATAAATTATTTGGAGAAGGTAACAAGGACAAACGGGAAGAGCAGGCGACACATAATAGAGATGCCTATAATAAAATGTTTGGCAACGACAAACCTGTTTTACAATATCCTTCAGACCTATTTCAGGCAAATCAAGTAAACGGTGTTTGTTTCTTTGTTAAAGTTAGAAATAATAGTGTAGCAAGCCAAAATTCATCAGCTCCAGATGATAAAGCCAAAGATAGAATAGACGTATTTAAAAGCACTCATTCAGAAATGTCAACATCAATGAACAGATCCTCAGTAGAACAACAAGCAACAGTTATGAGAACTTCTGGTGGTTTAATTTTAGGCGGAGCCGCTTTAAAAGCTGGAGTAAATATGCTGAATAGTTCAGCCACTGGTTTATGGGATAAAGCTCTATCAATTGGTGGTGGAGTAGGAGCTACAGCAGCACTTGCTGGAGCAGGTATAGTAGCAACAGAATTAGCAAGAACTGCTAATGAAGCAGGCTTTAATAATAAAGAAGGCGAGTACTCTACAGGAACAAAGTTCTTAAATAAAGTAATACAATTACATGTTCCTCAATCTATTATATCACAATACCAAGCAGATTGGAATGAAACAGAATTAGGTATGGCAGGTATATTAGCAAGTAGAAGATTTGATCAAGCAGGCATACAGGATGTTAGTGAAGCAGCAGGAAGAGGACTTATACAAGCAGCAGCAAGCTTGCCTAAAGCATTGGGTGTTGATGCAGATTTAGGTGCAGCAATAGAATCAACGAGTAGGAAAACAACAAACCCGTATAAAGAACAATTATTTAAAAGTATGGGTTTTAGATCTTTTGCATTTCAATATGTTTTCAATCCTAAGAGTATAGAGGAATATATAAATGTTAGAGCTATTATTAATACATTTAAATATCATATGCACCCAGAGATTTCACCTGGCCAAGCATTTCTAATTTATCCTTCAGAATTTAATATAGAATTTTATCACGCTAAAGATGGAGGAGTTAAACCTAATCCTCATCTACCTAAAATTTCAGACTGTGCATTAAAAGATGTAAAGGTTACATATGGTCCTGACGGATTCTTTAATACAGTAGCAGAAACAGATGGTATTCCTTCAGAAATAACAATGGAACTAAATTTTACAGAACTAGAAACAATGACAGCAAACAGAATAGCAGACGGATACTAATATGTACTTTAAACCTTTTCCTAAATTATTTTACCCAACAGGCAAGACTAAAACTATTGTACCTGATATTTTTCGTAGAGTACATTTAGATAAATTCTTTGCTAATAGAACAAATTTAACACCATATTATATTTCAGACGGACAACCACCTGAATATGTTGCACTTGATGTTTATGGTTCAACAAAATATCATTGGTTAGTGTTAATAACAAACGAAATTATAGATGTTCAAAGAGAGTGGCCCAAATCCCAAGAAGATTTAATTCTTTATGTAAAGGATAAATATGGAGCAAATAATAGTTCTGATATACATCACTATGTCTTAACAGCAGATAAATCTATTGTTGTAGATTGGGACGCTGCCAAAGCTAGCGACGGAACCTATACAGCTCTTACAAACTTACAATACGAAGAAGAAATTAATGAAGAAAAAAGACAAATAAAAGTTTTGAATCCTATATATTTGAGCTCAATTACAAAACAGTTTACCAAACTAATGAAATAGGATCTAAATTATTATGGCAGAAGAACAATTAAATAAAGGTCAAGGAAATTTAGAAATAGATGATTTATCTATTGTTTCTTTAGATGGTGTCAGTCAAGATTTAATTAAGTATTATACAGAAATAAGAATATTCGAATCTATATTCATTCCTACACTTACAGCAGATGTTGTTGTTCGAGACCCAGAAAACATAATAGAACTCTTACCCATTGTAGGTGGAGAAACACTTCACATGAAATTAAGAACTTCTACATTTCCTGACAACCCTGGAACATGTATTCAAAGATCTTTTGCTGTCGCAGAAATTCGTAATAGGGGATTGGATAATGATAGACAACAAGTTTATACTTTAAAACTTGTATCTCCTGAAATGATAAATGATGTCTCTGGCACATTAAAAAAAGCAATACCAGGAACAGGTGGAGATACAAATACAGAAGCAATTGCACAACAAATTTTTAACAACCATATAGTTCGAGAAGGTAGATATTTACCTGAACAAGATGAAAACAATCTTACAATATTAGGAACACCTCACAAATCTTCGATACAATATATTTCAAATGGTTGGTCTCCTTTTGAGAATATGAATTATATATGTAAAAAAATACAAGCCTCAGATATAGAAGGTTGTGATTTTTTCTTTTATGAATCTAATAAAAATTATTATTTAACTAGTTTACAACATTTAATACGGCAAGGAAAACAATCTTATTTTGAAGAATATGTTTACAAACAAAGTTCGTTACCTGCGAAAGGAAGAGAAGAAGGAAATTATTTTGGTGTACAACTGCCTGATTACTTTAATAGAATTGAAACAATAAGTATTCCTAGAACGATTTCAATAATTGAAGGTATTTTAGATGGAGCATACGCTTCTAATATACAAGCATATGATATGTTTAATAAAAAATTTAAAAATTTTCACTTAGATATTATTAAAGATTCCCCTAAATATGAAAGAACAGATTTAAATTCTCCTATACCAAGGGGAATACCTAGGTCTATAAATTCTTATACATCTGTTAAGATATTAAATTCCTATACATGGAATAATGCAGAACAATCTCAAGGTCTTAATGAAGACGCTTTACAAACACATTTTACAAGCGATACTGTTAGAAAACAATATATAAATAGTTTTAATGATTACCAGTTCTTAATTGAAGTACCTGGTAGAACCGACATAGAAGTAGGAGTAAGTATTAAATTGAAATATCCTCAACCTAAAGCAAAATCATCTGGAGATGAAGATACAGAAGATAAAATTTTAAGTGGACAATATGTTGTAACAGAAATAAAACATAAAATAAATCCAGTAGATTATGGAATGACTTTAAGAATTACAAAAAATGGTGTAGGTAAAGATCTCGGAGGTAGTGATGAATAATTATAGTATGGATATACCACCTTTTATTTGGTGGATGGGCATAGTAGAAGATAGAATAGACCCTGCAGAAACTGGTAGAGTACGAGTAAGAATCTTTGGATATCATAGTCCAAGTACAGCAGAACTACCTACATCTGAATTACCTTATGCTACTATTATGAATCCAGTTACTAGTTCGGGTATGAACGGCATAATGGAAATGCCAAATATTGTAAAAGGATCTACAGTAGTAGGTTTCTTTACAGACGCAGATCAACAAGTTCCTATTATAATGGGAACCATTGCAGGCAAACCTACAGAAAGAAACTTCCCAGAAGGAGAGGGTTTTTACGACCCTAAACATGTTTATCCTAAAGAACCTAAAAATGGTTATTCGGGTATTGGAGAGTCTGATATATCAAGACTTGCCAGAGGTGAAGCAGCAGAAGAACATTTCTCATTAACAAATTTAAGAGAAAAGAGAGATGTAGGCATACCTGTAGCAGCAGCAGGTAGTGTTGCTGGTATATTGGATGATAAAGACACCATCGATTACCTCACCGATAAAAAAGAAAAACAAAAAACATGGGACGAACCACACCCAAGAGGCGTATCTAAAGATGACGCAGTATACTACAACATAAAAGAAAAATTAAAATCTGGGGAACCACCTACAGGAGAAGAAACATCTCTTTATCCTTACAACTTAGTTAAAGAAACAGAAGCAGGTATCGTACAAGAATTAGACAATACACCAGGCAATATTAGAATACATGAATTCCATCCATCAGGAACAAATAGAGAAATACAAAATGATGGAACCAGAGTAACGAATATCGTAGGTTCAGACTATGAAATAATAGTTAAAGATAAAAATGTTCTTGTAAGGGGAGCAGCTAATGTAACTATTGCAGGCGATGCTAAATTAAAAATAGATGGAAATTATTATACAGAGGTAAAGAACGATTGGAATATTGTTGTTGGTGGAGATAAGATAGAAACCATTAATGGTAATCATGCCATGAACATAGGAACAGATCAGATGGCTAATATTAGTGGTAGTCGTTATGTTGACATAGCATCAGGTCTTGATAAAAAAGGTGGAGACTTTGAAACAATAGTAGGAAGTCAAACAACAAGCATTGGTGCAGTACAGAAAGTTCAAGTAGGTGGTGATGGAGCTATTACTATTAAAGGAAATCTTAATTTAAATGTAGGTAAAACATTTAAAGAGACAGTGGGTTCAGATGGAAAAGTTGGTGGTGGTAAAATATCAGCAGTTAGAGACAATTACATCATAAAACAAACATCAGATGTAAATGTAAATGGAGTCGAGAACTTTTTCCTTATAGAAAGTAAAGGAACACAAAATATACTGTCATATAAGGAACAACATTTAACAGTAGGAACAGCACAAACATTAACTGTTGGTAATGTAGATGCATTAGGTATACCTACACCTATAGAAAACACAACTTTAGGTAGACAAATGATAACAGTAAAAGAAAACCAAGTAGAAGGAATAACAGGAACAAAAACAGATACCATTGGTGGTACATTAACATCTACCATTGGAGGTACACATACATTAACATCTCCTACAGCAGCTATTACATACAATGCAGGAGAAATTACAGTCAATAGCATAACACAAACAGCACATACGCATCCACAGAACAATGGTAATGATGCAGGTGGTGGTACAAGTACAAGTGGACCTGAAGGATAATAGGAGGAGTATATGAGTTGCGGACCTAGTAAAGCATTAGCATCATTAGCAGAAAAGGTAGATCTTGCTAACGAAAAAATTGATGAGCTTATATTACAACCTACGATTGGTAAACTTGATGATATAAAACAACAAGCAGAAGATGAACTCAACGGTGTATTAGGAGACTTAGAGGAAATGATTCCTGAAATAAATTTAGGTATTGAAATACCTGAGGAATTAAAGTCATTACAAGACGACTTCAAAGATGTAGGCAACTTCTTATTACTAGGTCTTGCTAAGAAAGATGCACTTGTAAGCAAAATGAAACAAATAGAAAGTAAATGGTCTAGTGTGGATTTAGGAGACTTTAAAGATCTAAATGATGTTTCAAAAGCTCTTATGTCAGGTGCAGCAGATTTAGACGCACTTTGTAAATTATTGCCTAATGCACAAATAAAACAAAAAGAATATATTGTTAAATCAGGAGATACTTTAACAGCAATAGCAGCAGCTGAAGGAGTTAAAATACAAGAAATACTGGATAAGAACCCTAGTATTGTAGATCCTAATCTAATACTAGTAGGACAAAAGATCATAATACCAGGCAGACCAGGTGAAGCATTACAAATTTCTATAAAAGGAACACCTTTATCATTCCCTAATTTTGATTTAGGGGCTATTATATTAGGTGACGATATTCCTTCAGTTAGAAAATCTAAATTTGACTTAGATGTAAAAGTACTTCAAAAAAATGCACAAGAAGATTTCTTTAATTTCAAGCTCGGCAACTTTGACTTTTAAGTATAAATACTAATATGGCACTACAAAAACTTAAAATATCTAGAATATATAAAGACATAGATTTGTCGTTTACAGCCAATGCTTTGTCAGGAGATATAGGAAAGAAATTTGATGTTAATGCAGTAAAGCAATCAGTTAAGAGCTTATTATTAACCAAACCCAATGAAAAATTTTTTCATCCTGAAAGAGGATCTGGTTTACAAAAATACTTATTTGAGCCAATGTCCCCTGGGATAGAGATATCCTTAAAAAAGACAATAGAATTATTAATAGAAAACTATGAACCTAGATGTGAGATAATAGATTTATATTGCTCTCCAAATTATGATTTAAATTATTATGCAATAACTCTTAGATTTAGAGTAATTGGCACAAACCAACCACAAGAATTAACAGTAAACCTTACGAGGTTGAGATAGGAACATGGCACAATTAAATGTATCAGAATTAGACTTTGATAATATCAAAGCAAACTTAAAAACTTTTTTAAAGTCTCAAACAGAATTTTCAGACTACAATTTTGAAGGATCGGGTATGAATGTTATACTAGATCTTTTAGCATATAATACACATTATAATGGCATGTTAGCACACATGCTTGCTAATGAAAATTTTATTGATACAGCAGTTAAAAGAGAATCAGTAGTTTCAATAGCAAAAGCATTAGGATATTCTCCCAGATCACGAAGAGGAGCAATAGCAAAAGTCAATCTTTCAATTGAACCTTCTGAAGGTTTTACAAGTACAACATTAGAAATATCTAGAGATAAACCATTTTCAACAACTGTGGAAGGAACTTCGTTTACATTTTATCCAACACAAGCCACAACGGTTAATGCTACAACATCAGGCGGCGTTGGGCCTTATTATCTGTATGGAACCTGTGTATTGCCTTCAACAGCAACAGATAAACAAGGATTTTATTATCCTGTTTATTTAACAGAAACAGCAGCAGTCTCAGCAGACACAGGTGGAACAGGGGCAACAACATATACATTTAAAGAATATTCAGGCATAAGTTTTTATATGCCTAACAGTAGCATTAATGCTCATAAAGAAACATTAGGGACAGTTACTACAAACTATGGTGGCGTAACAGTAGAAAGTGGTTTAGCATATGGTAGATATACAGGACAAACCTCTGACTCGTCTATTAAAACACAATTTAATTTTAATTTATTAGAAATAAAAGAAGGAACACGAGTAGAAAATAAATTTGTAGTAGAAACAGCAAATCTACAAGGTCCATTTGTTCTGCCTAATATAGCAGCAGATACAGACACTTTAAGAGTAAGAATACAAAATTCAGCATCTGATTTGACTCTGATTTCATATACAAAATCTGATAAATTATTAGATATACAAGCAGACACTAAAACATATTGGTGTGAAGAAGGCGCAGATGGTTTATATCAAATAAGATTTGGAGACGATAAGGTAGGCAAAAAATTAGCAACAGGTAATATTGTTATTGTTGATTACATTGTTTCTAACGCATCATCAGCTAACTTTGCTAAAACATTTACATTAAGTTCAGCAGTTTCAGCATCTGGAGAAATAAGAACATTGGACACAGCTATAGCAGGATATGGTGGCTCATCAAAAGAAAGCGTTGATGAGATTAGATTTAATGCTCCTAGATTTAACGCTACAAAAGAAAGAGCAGTAACATCATCAGATTACGAAGCACTTATATTACAGAGTAATAGCAATATACAATCTGTTTCCGTTTGGGGAGGAGAGAAAAACGATCCTCCTATATATGGTAAAGTTTTTATATCGTTAAATCCTGTAATAGGTTCAATTATAACAGAAGCGGATAAAGATAATATTAAAACTTCTATTATTGATCCTAAAACACCTGTAGCTATTATTCCCGAATTTGTAGATCCAGACTTTGTTCATATAGGATTAGATATAAATTTAGCATACAATCCTAAACTTACAACACTAAGTAAAGGCGAATTAGAAAATGCTACAAGAACAATAGTAGATTTATACTTTAATACAGAATTAAATAAACTAAACAAAAGTTTCTATAATACAAGATTACATGATAATATTAAAGAAGCATCAGAAGCTATTATTGCTATAAACATTACAAGCAGATTACAAAAAAGAATAGCACCTGTATTAACAATAGCAAAGAATTATTCAATACAATTTAATCAAAGACTACAACCTAGAGAATTGTCTAGTTCATATTTTAATATAACATCTGGAGGCGCAACTTACAAAGTGTCATTAGCAGATGTACCAGCAAGTTCAGTAGTTCCCCCATTATATAGTGGAACAGGAACAGTTAATGCAATTAAAACAGATGGAACAATAATAGAAGCAGTAGGAACTGTTGATTATGATTCCGGTACAATTACAATACCGTCTATGATAGTTACATCTTTATTTGATACAGAAACAAAATTAAGAATTAATGCAGTAACACAAAGAGATGTTAGAGATATTACAACACAAGCTCTAGTTAGAACATCAGACACTTCAACAGCAGCAGTGGTTGCTAAACCAAGTAGAAATGTTGTTTTAACCTTAGATGATAGTGTAACAAATTCTATTATTAATACAAAAGTAGGACTAAATATTTCAGCAACCCCTGAAGTCGAAGAGATCTAATGACAGATTATATTCCATCAAATTATAGATTTGTATCATCTATAACACTAACAGCCGGAGGAACAGGATATAATAATATCCCTACGGTTACTATTAGTGGTGGAGGAGGAACGGGAGCACAAGCTACTGCAACAGTATATAGTGGTTCAGTCACAACAATTACAGTTACAAATATTGGTTCAGGATATACATCTACACCTACTGTTACAATAACACCTGATGCTAGTGATACAACAGCAACAGGAGCAACAGCATCCGCTATTTTAGATGCTGCACAAGGCACAACTTTATCAGAAAAAAGAAATACTTCTTACAATGTTAGCAATCAAATACCTGAATGGGTAAGAGATGAAAGTCCTAACCTTGTTACATTTTTAGAAAAATATTATAATTTTATGGATACAGACGGCAACGCCGGTTCAGAAATTTTAAATTATTCTAATGATATAGATTATGCAGAAGAGAAATTTTTAGAAAAATGGCGTAAAGCATTAGTACATGATTTTCCTACTACTACACAAATAGATAAAAAGTTTTTCTACAAACGAGCTAAAGATGTATATGAATCTAAAGGTAGTAGACGAGCTATAGAACTATTTTTTAGATTAATGTATGGTGAAGAAGTTACAGTACAATATCCAGGACAATTTACACTCAAACCTTCAGACGGTGTCTACAATATAGAGCGTGCTCTTAAATTACAAGAGTCAGAACATGGTGGTGTAAGAGAACCATTAGAACTTACAGGTAGAAAAATTGATATTCGTTACTACGAAACAACGGGTTCAGTAACAATTTTAAAAACTCTTGGAGCAACAGTAAAAAGAGTAGAAAAGAATACATATCAAACAAACGGATTAACATTACAACGATTTGAATTAATTGTAGATTTTGATACAACCACAACAAATGTAACAGGTCCTGGAGCAGGAGCTACAGCAACTGCAGCAGTAAGTGGTGGTGGAGCAGTTACAGGATTTACAATATCAGATGCAGGTGGAGGTTATGAATCTGCACCAGCAGTAACAATATATCACGAATCAGGCACCGGCGCAGCAGGAACAGCAACAGTAGCTAATGGAGTAATAACAGGTATTACTTTAACAGCAGGTGGATCTGGTTATTCATCAGCCCCTACTGTAGAATTTGATACAGACAATCTTAAAACTTATGTTG